TCCGCCACTTGCCCCTGCGAAAGCGTTCTCCCGATCCGGCTGCGGCATGATTTTTCCGTTGTTTTAGAGGGTTATGCGGGGCGGACTGAGCACTGGTCCCAGCGCCAGGATGCCCGACAGCGGTCTCTCAGGGTCGATGTTCTCCGGACCTGATGACTGCGCCGATTTGGTGCAGGGCTTGTAAGTCATTGGTTTGCTGATGTTTTCTTGAATGCCCACTTAACCACTTCGACGCCGGTGGCGTTCGCCGAGATGGAACAGAAATCGAACGTCCGCCATTGCGTTCGTTCCAGTCGAGGCATTCCCGGTCATAGACTGCGGCATCGCAAGAAGCCCAAAAAGAAAGTAGACTAGACCGCCGGTTCGTCTCACCTTTGGCATTGTTGTCACATATAAATTGATAGCTTAGGCTCAGCCGTGGACGAACCGCGCGTGAAGTCCATCTGTCACGGGCCAGGAGTTTCCATGAGCGTTTCACAGCCTGATCAAGAGGCTTCCAGCGCCCTGCTGACCGACGAAAACATCGAGCTTGTCGCGGCCAAGCTACAGGAACTCCGGCTCCGACTTCTCGACTCGACCCGCCGCAACCCGCTGATCAACATCCGCTTCACCCCTGCGTCGACGTCGTTCATCCGCGTCGTGGACGAGCTACCGGACGTCTTGCGCCACAACCTTTCCCAGAAGCGCCAGATGCGGCTGGCGGCCTTGCCCGCTCTCGAGGACGAGCTTCCGGGTGAGCAGACGGACGAATTCCGGGATGCACTCTTCGTCGCCCGGCAGGAGGACGAGGGCTACCTCGCCGACATCGCGAAAATCGATCCCGACGGGGCCAAGGCCGAAGAAAGGCTGATGAAGGCCGAGCGATCCCTGAAGGACCGATTACGCGAAGACCTTGGATTGCCACCGCGCCAGACCAAGGACGCGCCGTCGCTGGCCGACCACGCTCGTCTCCACGGTGTCGAGCCGAGCTATATCCTGCCGCTCCCCGGAGACGAACACCACGACGGCCGGCACAGCGACGACGACATTCAGACGCTGCTTCTGCCGGACCGTCTGCAACGCTCAGCAAAGTCCATCCTCGAGAAAGGGCGGTCCTTCGAGCGCGAGACCGGCGTCAACGTGCTCCATGCCGCCTTCGGCCTCCTCGAGTGGAAGAGCCCCGACGAAAACGATCGGTTCGTCTCTCCGCTCCTGCTTCTCGAGATCCGGATCGAGCGGAAGCAGTCCCCTCAGGGCGCCGAATTCTACCTTCACGGCGTCGATCAGGTCATGGTCAACACCAACCTCGCACTGAAGCTCCAGAACGAGAAGAAGCTTGCCCTGCCGGACTACGAGGGCGGGAGCGTCGAGGACTACTTCAAGACGATCGAAGAAACGGCGCCCTCGGGCTGGCTCTGGAAGGTCCGCCGCGAGGCCTGCGTCGGTATCTTTCCGTCTTCGAAAATCGCAATGTACCACGACCTCGACCCGGAAAAACGCCCGCTGGCCGAGGAAGAGACGGTGGTGCGCCTCCTCGCCACGACCGGCGTCGGGGATGGTGCCTATGCCGAGACCTACGGTACCGACGATCCCGAGGTCGCCAGGAAGGTGCCATACGTGGTGATGGATGCGGATGCGTCGCAGTACTCCGCCCTCGTCGATGTCGCCGACCAGAAGAACCTGGCGATCGAAGGCCCGCCGGGCTCTGGCAAGTCGCAGACCATCGTCAACCTTATCGCATCGGCGCTCGCAGACGGAAAGAAGGTGCTCTTCGTCGCCGAGAAGCTGACCGCCCTCGACGTGGTGAAGAATCGCCTCGATGCCGCTGGCCTCGGCAACTTCATCCTGCCGCTTCAGGCTGGCCGTGGCACTGCCGAGACCGTCTACGAGAGCATAGAAGCCCGCCTCGAGATGAGCCGGTCCCCGGGGCCCGGTCGGCACAGCTTCGATTCGCGCCAGCGCGCCCTCGAGCGCGACCGCGCCATTCTCCAGGGCTACCTTGATGCGCTGGGCGCGATGCTTGGCTCTACAGGGTTGACGGTGCACCAGGTCATTGGCCATGCCATAGCCACGGCCGAGACCCGCGACGCCTTGCCGCGGGAGATCCGCCGGCTGGCGATTCCGAACGCCGGGGCAATGGGGGCGATCGAGGTCGAGGCATTGGTTTCGGAAGCCGCATCCTTCGGCACCCGGCTCGGGCGGATCGCCCGCATGCCAGTCCTCTGGCGCGCCTCGACCGCACCGATCACGTCGCATGACCTGGCCGCGGATCACGCTGAGACTGCCGCCAGCTTGGCAGAGTCTCTGGAGATCTTCGAGAGGAACGTCGCGGCCTCCTCCGTCGCCGTCTTCATGACGGCGAACCCCTTCGTGATCGACATGAAGGCGATTTGCGATCTGTTCTCGGCCGCCGCACGCGAAGGTGGACGGGTCGACCCGGAGCTACTCGAACGACTCACCGATCCAGTCGCGCGCCGGGCAGCCCGGGATCTCTGCGGCCAGCTCAGCGAAAGACAGACACTCCTGGCTCAGGTCGGCCACAGCCTACGCGATGCCGAGGGCTGGAATGTCGGGAAGCGCCTCGCAGCGGCCGCAGACTTCGCCCGGGCACGGGGCGGGCGGCTCGATCCCGAGCAACATCTCGTCAGGCTCGCCGAAATCGAAGCAGCGGTCGCCGATGCTCACGAGGTAATTGTCGTCGCGTCCCGGCTTCCCCTAAGCTGGACATCTTCCGGCCGGACCCTGACGGAAATCCGCGATGGGGCAAAGCGCATCGCCGAGCAGTCCCCGGATATCCTCTCCCTCCGCCGTGGCGACCCGATGGCCTCGATCGAGTCCGTGGCAATCGAGATCGATAACACGATCTCGCGTCTCTCGACCGAGATTGGTCGTATCCGGCAAGCGCTGCCATCAGCCGGCGGTTCCCACAACCCGGGCGAACTCAGGAATGCCGCGGCCGCCATCGAAGGCGCCGGCTTTTTCGGCAAGATGGCTTCTGCCTACAAGGCGGCGCGCAACACCTACATGAATGTTCTCGGAGGTCGGCGAGAGGACACGCAGGCCGACATGGCGCGGCGCCTGAAGGAATATGCCGACTGGCACGACAGCCGCCGCGACTTCGACAATGGCACCCGCTACAAGGAGTGTTTCGGGCCTCACTTCCAGGGCTTCAACACCGACAGAACGGCGATCGGCCGTGTGGTGGCCTTCCACGGGATCTGCAAGGACATTGCCGGCTCCAGCGTGGACCTCAAGACCTACCTCGAAACCGGCGAGCTCGATCCTGTACTCGCTTTTGCGGAACTGGAGGAGGTGCCTCCTCTGACCCTCTCCGAGACCGAGGCGAAGCTGCGCGAACTCGAGGATCTCGCCGACAGGGAACGGCGCTACATCACAGAGGCCGAGAGCCACCTCGAGCTCTTCCGCGACAAGAAAAGCCTGCGTCTCCCGGAGATCGAGGAGATCCTGGTCAGCAAGACGATGGAAACAGACCTCGCCCGCAAGATCGAGGAGAGTCCGGCGCGCGAGGTGCTCGGGGCGCGTTTCTCCGGCCTCACGACTCGAACCGACCTGCTCAATGTCGAGTGCGACCTCGCCGAAGCGATCGCCAACACCGAGGACGCGGATATTGCGCTCGACGCGATCCGGTCGGACCGGGCGGACGCGATGGCGAAGGAATTCGAGATTTTTGCTGCCCGCCGCGCAAAGCTCGAGTCGCAAGTCGGCACCTTCGCGGCCGATCTCGGTCTTCCCGAGGATTTCTCGACGCCGATGGCGCTGGCCCGGCGGACGGCCGACCTGCGGGAGGCCGCCGCCGATCCGCAATCACTGCTCGACCGGGCGCAACTGAAGCGCGCCGAGGACAGCCTGCGCGGGCAGGGGCTGGGCGAACTGATCGACTGGGCGGTGGCCGAAGGCGAGGCTTTCGATCCGGCACGGCTCGCACCGATCGTCCGCGCTCTGATCGCGCGCTCGATGGCGGATCTCGCCTACAAGGAATGGGGCCCCGCGCTGCAAGGCTACGACGGCCAAGACTTCGACCGCATCCGAGGCGAAATCCGCTCCAAGGACCGCGAGATGATCGAGCTCTCCCGCGCCGCGGTGGTGCAGGAACTGTTGGAGTCGGCGCGGCCGCCGGCCGGCAACAATATCGGACGGAAGTCGACTTTCTCCGAGATGAGCCTGATTTACAACGAGCTCTACAAGAAGAAGCGCCGCATCAGTGTCCGCGAGCTGACGAGCCGCGCCGGCCGCGCCCTCGTCGAGCTGAAGCCCTGCTGGATGATGTCGCCGCTCGCTGTGGCACAGTACCTCCGGCACGGCATGCGGTTCGACCTGGTGGTGATCGACGAGGCCTCGCAGATGACGCCCGAGAACGCCATCGGCGCGATCAGCCGGGCTAACCAGTCGGTGATCGTCGGTGACACCAAGCAACTGCCGCCGACGAGCTTCTTCCAGAAGGTGCTCGACGAGAGCGACACCGACGAGGACCTGCGCGAGGACAGTGAAAGCATCCTCGACATGGCCAACGTTGCTTTCATGCCGGTACGCCAGCTCCGCTGGCATTACCGCTCGCGGCATTCGGCGCTGATCCAGTTCTCCAACCAGTGGATGTACAAGGGCGAGCTGACGATCTTTCCCTCGGCGCAGGAAGACCACCCCGATCTCGGCGTCGAGCTGATCGAGGTGCCCGGCATCTACAAGGGGCGCCGCAACGAGACAGAAGCCCGCGCCATCGTTGCCGCCGCGGTCCACCACATGACGCACCGGCCGGAGCTGTCGCTCGGTATTTGTACGATGAACTCAGACCAGAAGGAGCTGATCCTCGAGGAGTTCGAGCGGGAGCGCGACCGCAACCCCAAGGTCCAGGCCTTTGTCGAGAAATGGGAGGAGGAGAACGACGCGCTCGAGGAGTTCTTCGTCAAGAACATCGAGACGATCCAGGGTGACGAGCGTGACGTGATGATGATCTCTACGCTCTACGGGCCGGAGGCGGCCGGCGCCAAGGTGCTCCAGCGGTTCGGACCGATCAACTCGGCCCATGGCCATCGCCGCCTGAACGTGCTCTTCACCCGCGCCAAGCGGAAAATCATGACCTTTACCTCGATGAAGCCAACCGACATCCTCGTCGACGGCAACAAGGCGCTCGGCGTGCGAATGTTCCGGGCCTGGCTCGAATACTCGAAGACCGGGCATATCCCAGACGCGGCAGGCCCGCAGGGCGGCACCGAGAGTCCATTCGAGGACTATGTCGCGGCTCAGATCGAGCGCCTGGGCTGCGAGGCCGTGCCGCAGGTGGGCGTCGCCGGCTTCCGTATAGACCTCGGTATCCGGCACCCGGACTGGCCCTACGGCTACATCCTCGGCGTCGAATGCGACGGCGCCGCCTATCACAGCTCGAAGTCGAGCCGCGACCGCGATCGGCTGCGCCAAGAGGTGCTCGAAGGGCTTGGCTGGCGACTGCACCGGATCTGGTCAACCGACTGGTTCCGCAATCCGCGCGCCGAGATTGAAGTCCTCAAGGACGCGATCGACGCCGCGCTCGCCGATGCCAAAACGCGCGGCGTGAAACATTCCGAACGTCTCGACGCGATGGCCTTGCTGACCCGCCTGGCGGAAGACACGACCTCTGGTGTCGAAGAGGGGCCATCGCAAACCCTAGTGGAGCCAAGGCCTGGGTCTGCTGCGCCGAATTCATCGGCGGCGCCACCGAAACCCGAACAGGCGAGCCTGCGGTTCGAGCCTTCTGCCGGCAGCGACCTTTTCACTGCGGCGAGCCGGGTCGCGGCCGAGCCGACCGTGGCGCTTGGCTCGAAGATCAAGGTCGAGAATATCACCGATGGCAAGAAGCTCGCCTTTACCCTGGTCGAGGGCGAGAACGCCCCGGACAACGGCAAGATCGGCGTTCACACCCCGCTTGGGCAGGCCCTCCTCGACGCACAGGTAGGCGACGAGGTCGAATATCAGGTCGGCTCGCACATCAAGGAAGTTCGGGTGCTCGAAATCCGTTGAGGCTCCGGCGGACAGCCGGAAGCAGCATGACGTGTGAAATCCATGTGCGTCCGGATTGGACATTCCTTGCACCCGGACAAACGGGAAGATCGGCCTCGATCCGGCCGATCGCCGCACCGGTCGCGAACTGCTGTTCAACCGGTCCAAGAGAAATGAACCGGCTGTTCCGCCCAATGCATCGGAAACGGCTCCAGCACGCGCGCCAGCGTCACTTCCGACCCCGGCTGCCCGTCGAGGATCGCCTCTATGACGTCCGGCGCCAGCAACGTCAGGCGGAGGACACGTGTCATGTAGGAAGGTGCGATCGCCTCTCGCTCGGCCAGTTCGGCGACGGTGGCGAATTCGCCCGATTCCAGCATGTGCTTCCAGCGGAACGCGCGGGCCAACGCCTTGACCAGCGTGTTGTCTGTCCGCCGCGGTTGCGTGGCGCCCTCGGGCATCTGCATCTCCCTCCGGCCGCCACGCTTCACGATGCGGAACGGGACGTGGAGTGTTACCGTCTCGGGGATAGGAGCACAGCGGGTCATGCTGCCGCCTCGATGCCGCCGGCCAGCATCTCGCGCGCGAGGCTGCCCAGCCCGTCGACGCGCAGGCGCACGTTGAGCCCGTCCGTGCTGATGTCGACGCGTTCGACCAGCAGCGCCACGATGCGCGCCTGTTCGGCAGGGAACAGCTCGTCCCACAACGGGTCGAGCTGCTGGAGGGCCGCACGGGCGTCGGCCTCAGTGATGTCGGCGGCGTGGGCGCGCGCCGCCTTCAAGGTCCCCGCCACGATCTCGGGCTGGCGGAACACGGCCCGCAACTGATCGATGACCGCGGCCTCTATCTCGCCAGCAGGCACGCGGCCGACCGGACACGCACCAGCACCATGCTTCAGCACGGCCTGGCTGACGTAGTAGCGGTAGAGCCGGTCTCCCTTGCGGGTATGGGTCGGCGAAAAGGCCGCGCCATCCGGACCGAACAGCAGCCCCTTTAGCAGCGCGGGCGTCTCGGCGCGGGTGCGTGCGGCCCGCTTTCGCGGGCTTTCCTGCAGGATGGCGTGGACACGATCCCATGTTTCGCGGTCGATAATGGTGTCGTGCTCGCCGGGATAGCTTTCGCCCTTGTGGACCGCCTCGCCGATATAGGCTCGGTTGTTCAGCATCCGGTACAGGTACTTCTTGTCGATCCGGTTGCCGCGCGGCGTGCGGATTCCGCGCTTCGCAACCTCGCGGGCCAGTTCGGTGCCCGAGCCGATCTCGAGGAAGCGGGCGAAGATCCAGCGGACGATTTCGGCGGCGTCCTCGTCGACCAACAGCTTCCGGTTCTCGACATGGTAGCCGTAGGGTGGCACCCCGCCCATCCACATGCCCTTCTTCCGGCTGGCGGCGACCTTGTCGCGGATGCGTTCGGCCGTGACCTCGCGTTCGAACTGGGCGAACGAGAGCAGGATGTTCAGCGTCAGCCGACCCATCGACGTGGTCGTGTTGAAGGACTGCGTCACGGAGACGAAGGTCACGCTGTTCCGGTCGAACACCTCGACCAGCTTGGCGAAGTCGGCCAGCGAGCGGCTGAGGCGGTCGATCTTGTAGACCACGACCACGTCGACCAGCCCGTCCTCGATATCCTCCAGCAGCCGCTTCAGGCCCGGCCGTTCCAGGGTGCCGCCCGAGATGCCGCCGTCGTCATATTGATCGCGGACCAGCACCCAGCCCTCGGACCGCTGGCTGGCGATGTAGGCCTCGCAGGCCTCGCGCTGGGCGTGGAGCGAGTTGAACTCCTGCTCCAGCCCTTCCTCGGAGGATTTCCGGGTGTAGACCGCACAGCGCAGCTTGCGGACGACGGGTTTCGTCATGTCCGCCCCCTGTGGTTCTTGAGCCCGAAGAAGACCCAGCCGTTCCAGCGCGTGCCGGTGATGGCGCGGGCGATGGCCGAAAGCGACCTGTACGGCCGACCCTGCCATTCGAAGCCGTCGGCGGTGACGGTTACGATCTGTTCGACGCCCTGCCATTCGCGCAGGAGGCGCGTGCCGGTGATGGGGCGGTCGCGATCGGCGCGGATGCCGCGCTTCTTCCTGTCGCCGCCGTCCAGTTCCTCGCCGAGCCGTTCGAGGCGCCGAATCGTCTCGGGTTTGAGCCCGCCATAGGCAAGTTCCTGGATGCGGTAGGCCAAGCGGCTTTCCAGGTAGCGGCGGTTGAACGGCGGCGGCTCGCTGTCGAACAGATCGCGCCACTGCGCCTTCAGTTCCGGCGTCGTGGCGGTTTTCAGCGCAGCCAGGCGCGCGAGAATTGGATCGTGGGTCGTCATGCGGGTCTCCGGTGAGTTGGAGTTGCATGACGGCATCGGTCGGCCGGAGAGTGTAGGCGAATTTCTCCAGTATCGTCAGAAGGTTCGCCCTGTTCCCGCAGCTGCAGGCGGACCAGCCCGAGCGCCAGCAGGCCGCACAGTTCGCCGCGGCGCTCGGCGGGAGTCATCTGGTCGGGCGGCAGCGGGTTTGAACCCCGCTGTGGATTTGTCAGCACGTTTCGCATGGGGGAAACGCTACCCGCACACCCTCCGAAAACAATCGGATTCAAAGGCTTATGGGAGTCCCGCGTAAGCCTGCGCAGAGGATAGGAACCGGCGGAGCCTCAGTGACGAATCGCCGGCGCGACCTGGGCATCGGTGTCGAGAACCAGCGCCGATCTCCAAAGCGGCGTCTTCATGAACACCGCCTCCTCGAAGCGATAGCTAGCCGTGCCGCGTCCCTGCTGTAGCAGCCCCGCCCAGCAGAGCGGGCGCAGCACCTGGATGTAGAGCTGGCCCATCACCTCGTCGTAGCGCGGCAACGGCCCCATCTCGGGTTCTCCGAAGAGCACGCGGCGAAGGTGGGCGCCGGTGGCGCCGTTCTCGGACTCGACGTTGAGCACGTTCAGGAAAACGTCCCAGTTGCCCAGGATCGGCGCGTCGTCGAACCGCGACATGCTGGCGTGGTTGATCCGGAACAGGAAGAACGGGACGACCGTGCCGAAAATCCGACCGGGATGGCCCGCCAGTGCCTGGCCAGCCTTGGTTGGCCGGAATTCGCCCTTGTAGTGCCGCCCGAGCTTCATCGCGATCATCAGGTCGTGAAGCACCATCAGCGGGGCGAAGTCGGGCTCGTTCAGCACCTTGTTGACGGCGAAGAGGTCCGCCTCGGTGTGGCCGGGCCAGTCGAACTCGGCCGCGGCCCAGTGCACGAAGACCCGCTTGAAGGCCCTGGACGGCGTCAGGGAAATGCCGCCATGCTCGTCTACCCAGGCGAAGGTCTTCTCCATCCCGCGCACCAGCGGCGAGAACACCAGCGCCGGATCGGCATCATCGACCTCGCGGAACGCAATCACCTCAGATCTCCCGCGCGAACCAACGGATGCGGCCGACGATGTGGATCTCGTCGGCCGTTCTTTCGTATTCGGGGTAGTGCTTGTTGTCGGAGATGACGCGCACCGCGGGCGGGTCGCTGTTGGGGATGTGCTCGAGCCGCTTGGCGACCAGCCCCATCCCGTCATCCAGCACGAAGATGCCGGGCGGGTTGGGCGCACGCCGGGTCATGTCGACCAGCACCGCGTCACCGCTGAGCAGCGTCGGCGCCATGCTGTCCCCCTCCACATGCATGATTCGCAGCTGCGACGGGCTGGCCTTGAGGCTGTTGCGGATCCAGGAGCGGCGGAAGTGGTAGACGCGGCCGGGCGTGTCGCCGTCCTCGGTCACGACCGCGCCGCCGCCCATTGCTGGGCGCGGGGTGGCGTGGGCGATAGCCACGAAGGCGTCGTCAGGATTGTCCAAGAAGGGAGGCTTCCCCTCCACCTCGCCAATGCCGTGGATCAGCCAGTCGCGATCGACCTTCAGCACGCGGGCGACCTCTGCCAGCCGGTCTATGCCGGGGCGGGCTGAACGGCCACGGAGGATGTCGTAGACGAAGGACCGGTTCACGCCGGCCATTTCGGCGACGTGCGCGGGACTGATGCCGAGCTGATTGGCCCGGGCTCTGAGGCGGTCGGAAAGCGTGTGGTGCTCGGTCATGTCATCCCCACCCATCTGTGGATGAAATAGGATAAAATCGGATTGATCGAAGCCCGTCAAGCGAATAAGAACAGAAGGTAAACATCTTACACGGGAATCGGCGCGGAGAGCAGTGAATGCACATCGATAAATCGTACTTCACGCTCCCCGAGATCCTCGAGCGGTGGCAGATCACCGAGGCCGACCTGATCTACCTCGCGGAAAACGACAAGCTCCGGCTGTCGGTGCGCGTGTTCGGCGTGCCTATGGAGTTCGGCGACTACGAGGAAGGTGCGGACGGCGAGCCCTGCCGGGTGCCGTGGGAACAGAACTACTACAGCGGCCTGCTCGATCTCCATGCCCGTGATGTGTTCCAGCTCTTCCGGTGTGGTGAAGTCCATCTTGAAAGCTTTCGGACGTCGAAAGCTGACTACGCGGAGACCTGGGGCGATGCGCAACCCGTCCTCGTCATGATCGGCGACCTCCTTCTAAGGCGCGATGAACGCGACCGTTTCGAGATCGAGACCGGGTTCTCGCCCGGCGGCCAGCCGATGGAGGAAGCCACCTTCATCCACTCGGCCGACTATCTCGAGGTCCGCTGCAACGGCTGCCGGTTCAAGCTGGGCCCGATCCAGGCGGAAGTCGTGCGCGCGCTGCACGAGGCCGCGCAGGCTGGCGCGCCCTGGCAGAACGGCAAGGCGATCCTGTCGCGGGCCGGTTCGAAAAGCCTGCGCATGGCCGACGTCTTCAAGTCGCAGAAGGACTGGCGGCATCTGATCCGCTCCGACCGGCGCGGCGGCTACCGTCTGAATCTCGACTGAGCGATCCCCTTCCGCCCGGTCCCTGTGGGATCGGGAGGGGGACGAGTGAGGGATGGTGGGGGATGACGGCGTCCCACCAGCAGCCAAGAGCCACTCCTGCAAGCGTCGTCTGATCCCCCTCCGCATCCCCCGCCAGTCCCCACGACATCCCACAGTGGAATTTCGCATGGTCTCCTCGACAACGAGAGGAGACACCGATGCTGCAGAGGCATTGCCTGAAACAGAAGGAGCTGGCCCGGCGCTGGGGGATCTCCCACCGGACGCTGGAGCGCTGGCGCTACACCGGCCAGGGGCCGGCCTTCCTCAAGCTCGGCGGGCGCGTGCTCTATCGGCTCGCCGATATCGAAGCCTTCGAGCAGAGCCAGCTGCAGCGTGCCCTGAAAATCAGTGAGGCGGTCGCGCGCGTCGGTCATTCGCCCCGTCGGCTGACCGCTGACCCCGCGCGGGCCGCACGGGTATGCTGATGGTCGCCGCAACCCCGATCGGCGCCCGCGTGGCGACGCCGAAGCTCACCGATGTCGAGCTCTACGCCTGGATCGCACAGGCCGAGGCTGGCGCCCGGATCGAGTATCACCGCGGCTTTCTCGGGATCGACGTCACGCCGGTGATCTCGACCCTGCCGGAGCCCGAGCGCCGCCAGCTCGCCGACCTCGGTCAGGCCGCGCTGGGCGCCTTCGAGAAGGGCCTCGTCCACCTCGTGCAGGAGCGCGTGGGCCCCGACCGCTTCGCCTACATCGCCGTCGCCCGGCCCAGACCGAAGTCCGCCGCTCCCTCGCTCTCGGCGCTGCTCCTCGAAGAGCGCGCCGCGTGATGGCCCTGCCATTCCCTTCCATCGGAGTTCGCGCCATGCCGCACCCCGACAATGCCCCATGTTTCGACGACCTCGAAGGTCTCGCCCTCGGCGACATCGCGGCGCTGCCGCCCGAGATGCTGCTGGATCTGCAGACGACGGCGCTCGCCGAGGCCGCCCGCGTGAAGCGGCTGCGGGACCGGCTCGAGGCCGGCATCGCGCAGCGCTACGAGGCCGCCGCCGCGGCCGAGCGGGCCGCGCAGGGCAAGACCAGCGGCACCGTGCGGGTCGAGGACGAGGGCGTCGTCATCGTCGCGGACCTGCCGAAGAAGGTTTCCTGGGATCAGGACCGTCTCGCCGCCATGGCCGAGCGCATCCGCGCCGCCGGCGACGACCCGACCGAATATCTCGAGATCGCCTACCGCGTGCCCGAGCGGCGTTTCGGCGCCTGGCCCGCGGCGATGCGCGAGGGCTTCGCGGACGCGCGCAGCGAGACCACCAGCAAACCCGTCTTCCGGCTCGAGGCTCGAGACCGGTGACGCGCGGCGGCGGGACGCCCGAGCGGCAACGCCGGGCAGGTTCCCCTTCGGCACCCGGTCACCCCCGCCGCCGCGCACCCTGAACGCAACTCCCGGAGAACCCCATGGCCTTCCGCATCATCACCGCCGACGAACGGCTCTCGGCCGCCGAGAACAAGACGTCCCTCGCCATCTTCGGCCCGCCCGGCGTCGGCAAGACGACGCTCCTGAAGACGCTGCCCGCCGAGGAGACGGTCTGTCTCGATCTCGAGGCCGGCATGAAGTCGGTGCAGGACTGGCGCGGGGACTCGATCCCGGTGCGCAGCTTCACCGATTTCCGCGACCTTGCCGTGCTGATCGGCGGCCACGATCCGGCCCAGCATCCGCAGTCCTGGTACGGCGTCGAGTATCACGCCTGGCTGCAGCAGCAGTATCTCGGCACCGGCATCGAGGATTTCCTCGCGCGAAAGCGGATCGTCTTCGTCGATTCGATCACCGATCTGACGCGGCAGGCCATGGCCTATGCCCGCCAGCAGCCGGAGGCCTTCTCCGAGCGAACCGGCAAGCCGGATGTCCGTGGCGCCTACGGGCTCCTGGGTCGCGAGGTGATCCAGGCGCTGAAGCATCTCCAGCATGCCCGCGGCAAGACGGTGATCTTCGTCGGCGTTCTCGAAAAGGTCACCGACGAGTTCGGCGCGACGACCTGGCAGCCGCAGATGGAGGGCACGAAGGCCGGGCGCGAGCTGCCGGGGATCGTCGACCAGGTGGTCTCTATGCAGCTCTTCGGCCGCGACGCCAAGGGCAACTGGACCCTCGACGAAACCTCGGCCGAGCGCCGCCTCGTCTGCCGCTCCGGCAACCCCTGGGGCCTTCCCGCCAAGGACCGCTCCGGCCGCCTCGACACGACCGAGCCGCCCGATCTCGGCGCGCTGATCGCCAAGATCGACGGCCGCGCCCCCGCCCACACAGCCACCCCTTCCTGATCCAGACGCAAAGGACTGATCCATGAGCTACGATCTCAACGACGCCCAGCCGCAGATGGCCCCCATCGGCGAGCTGATCCCCGATGGCACTTTCGCCAAGGTCCGCCTGACCGTCCGCCCCGGCGGTGTCGACGGCGCCACGCCAATGGACGCGAAGCTTCTCAAGGCCTCGCAGTCGAGCGACGCGAAGATGCTGGACTGCGAGTTCACCATCCTCGAGGGGCCGCATGCCCGCCGTAAGTTCTGGCAGAGCTTCACCGTCGCGGGCGGCAAGGTCGACGAGAAGGGCCAGTCGATCGGCTGGAAGCTCTCGAAGTCCACCTTTCGGGCGATGGTCGACAGCGCTCTCGGGCTCGATCCCAGGGATGAGAGCCCCAACGCCAAGGCCAAGCGGGTGCTGCCCGGTCTCAAGCATCTCGACGGCATCGTCTTTGCCGCGCGGATCATGGTGGAGCCCGCCTCCAACCCCCAATACCGCGACCAGAACCGGATCGCGAACGTCGTTCTGCCCGACGAGCCGCAGCATGCACCGATCATGCGCGGCGAAGCCGTTCCCCCCGAGCCCGTCAACGCCCCGCCGCGGAAAGCTACGGGCGCGCCGGCGCCGGGTTGGCAGGCGCCCACGCCGGCATGGGGTGCGCAGCCGCAAGCGCCGTCCGCGGCCCCGGCCTGGGGCGCGCAGGCGCCGGCTCCGCAGCAGCCCCCGCAGCAACCGCCCGCCCAGCAGCCGCCCGCGTCCTCGCCGTCCGCGCCGGGCGGAGCGCCGGCGACCGGCATGCCCGCCTGGCTCAATGGGTGAGGCGCGGTCGGCAGCACGGCGGCGGAGGTCAAACCGGCCTTCGCCTCTGCCCGAGGCCCGGCGCGATCCTGCCGGGCCGATGACCCCGGATGAATGGCAGGCGCACGTGACGCGAGAGGCGGCGCTGGAGATCGGACGATGGCTCGAGGCCCGAGGAAGACTGCACGCCCCCATCGCAAGCCTCAGCCTCGGCGACCTCGAAGCCATGGCCACCAACGCGATCTCGCGCTGGATCGTGCTCCAGTCCGAAAAGCTCCAGAGGGCGGGTTGGCCGCCCGAGGACCCGATCGGGAGCTTCTTGCTCGGGTAGCGCTCTGCGCCGTCTGCGCCCGCGAGGCGCGCGGCTTCGGCTACTGCCACGGCCTCCGCTGGGATCGCCACCCTTACCACCGCTTCTGCTCGCGCCGCTGTCAGGACGTGGGCAGCGCCATCGCCCAAAGGAACAACGGCATGATCGACAAGACCGCGCGCGAGCGCCAAGCGATCCGCGATGCGCGGACGCACTTCGCCGAAGCGCTCACCGACCTCGGACTCATGGAGCCCTTTTTCCACCGCAGCGCCGAGGACATCGACCGCCTGATCGAGGCGGCGGTCACCGGCTACATCGACAGCATGCAGGACCAAGCCGCGCGCAAGGAGCGCACTGGCACGGGCCTCGACGACCCCATTCCGTTTTGAGGGGGCGCGCGATGATCGACCTGAACGACGACACCGCGTCCTGCAGCTGGTCGCACCTGCTCGAGGCGGCCACCGAGAACGCCGTCACCGACTTCGAGATCGAGTTCTGCGACAGCCTCCGCGAGAAGCTCGAGCGGTTCGGCGACAGCGCCCGGCTGACGGAGGCGCAGTTCCACAAGCTGAGCTGCATCGCGCAGGCCGGCGAGTTCTGGGAGCGCGAGCGATGATCGACCTCAACCATGGCTCGGGCTGTCTCTACGGCGCCGGCGCGACGCGTCCGCCCATCGCGGAAGCGGTTTCCGCCGTCATCGATACGGCGCTGTCCGCGCGCCACCGCGCCGAGTGTCCGCGCACCTATGTCAGCTCCTCGGGTCTCGGCCGCGACTGCCTGCGCCAGATCCAGTACGACTTCCTCGCGGTTCCCAAGGACGAGGGCCAGGAATTCGCGCCGCGCACGCTGCGCATTTTCGAGGCAGGCCACCGGGCCGAGGACATCGTCGCGGGCTGGTTCCGCATCGCCGGGTTCGACCTGCGCACCGAGCGTCCGGACGGCCGCCAGTTCGGGTTTGAGGCCCTCGGCGGCCGGTTCAAGGGCCATATCGATGGCTGCTTTGTCTCGGGCCCCGTCGCGATGGACTATCCCGCGCTCTGGGAGAACAAGGCGCTCGGCGCGGCCAGCTGGAAGGACGTGGTCAAGCGGGGCGTCAGCCTCGCGCGCCCCGTGTATGCGGCGCAGATCGCCCTCTATCAGGCCTACATGGAGCTGCCAGCGCCGGCGCTCTTCACCGCGCTGAACCGCGACACGATGGAATTGCACGCGGAGCTCGTGCCCTTCGACGCTCATCTCGCGCAGGAAATGTCGGACCGCGCCGTCGCCGTGGTGCGGGCCACCGAGGCCGGGGAATGGCTGCCGCGCGCCGCCGCAGAGCGCACCGCAGTCCTTTGCCGCGGCGGCATGGCGGCTGGCAAGTGGCATGTCCCGTGCGCCTGGGCAAACCGATGCTGGAGTGAGCGGCCATGATCCCCGATGCGTATGAGCTCAAGCGGATCGTGCGCGCGCATCGCGAACGGTTCTGGTGCTCCGACCTGCTCGGAGCGGCGGAGTTCGCGCCGATCTATTTCTTCGGCGATCAGGCCGCTTTCGATGGCGATATCGTCGACCGCGCGATGACCCGGGTCTTTACCGGTCCGCTTCGGCTGCCGCATCCCTCCGTGATCTTCGAGGTGCGCGAGCAGCGCGCGTCTCCCTCGGGTCTGATCGTCTGCGCCCGCGCCGACGGCGACATCGTCGAGGCCACGTTCCTCATGCGCAAGCGGGCGCCGCGCGGCTGGACGGATTGCCTGGTGCGGATCTGGATGCATCCGGACGGCAAGGCGGAGATCGAGGGCAACCCGGCGGAGCAGAGTGACGAGACGGTGCGCGGTCACGGCGAAGTCGCCGCCGGCATCGTCTGGCGCGCGCTGACCATCCTCGGTGCGTCCCCGGAAATCCGCGACCGCAAGGTGTCGCTTGCGAAACGGTCTCGCCTGTCCCGTGAGGGCGTGCGCGGATGGGTCTGGCGCCAGGTCGCCATCGATCCAGCGCGCCTGCGCGCGGCGACGCCGCCGCAGGGCGGCAGTCACGCCAGCCCGCGCTGGCACATCCGCCGCGGTCACTGGCGGCAGCTGGCCGACGGTCGCCGGGTCTTCGTCCGCCAGTGCGAGGTGGGCGATCCGACCCGCGGCGGGATCGTCAAGGATTACGCAGTGGAGGCACGCCATTCATGACCGATTTCACCCCATCCGCCACGCAGGCCGCCGCGATCCGCGAGATCAAGGAGTGGTTCGAAACCCGCACGGAAGAGCAGCAGGTCTTCCGCCTGTTCGGCTATGCCGGGTCCGGCAAGACCACCGTGCTGAAGTTCGCGCTCGACGAGCTCGGCCTCTCGCCCCACCGCAGCGCGAAGGACGGCCGCTGCGTGCCGGGCGTCGTCACCGCCACCTTCACCGGCAAGGCCGCGCTGGTGCTGACCCGCAAGGGCACGCCCGCGCGCACCATTCACAGCCTGATCTACTCGGTGATCGAGTCGACCGAGGAGGAAATCGAGGAGGCTGCCCGCAAGATCGCGATGGCCGAACGCGACGCGCTTCGCCTCACCGGGTTTGCGCGCACCACGGCCGACGCCGCGATCGAGGCGATGCGCCAGGGGCTTTCTGCGATGAAACATCCGCGCTTCGCGTTGAACCCGCAGAGCGACGCCGCCGACGCCCGGCTCATCGTTCTCGACGAGGTGTCGATGGTCGGCGAGGAGATGGCGCGCGATCTGATGAGCTTCGGCAAGCCGATCCTCGTGCTCGGCGATCCCGGTCAGTTGCCGCCGATCCGGGGCGAAGGCGCCTTCACCCGTGACGAGCCCGACGTGATGCTGACCGAGATCCATCGCCAGGCGGCCGAGAGCGCGATCATCCGTCTCGCCACCATGGCGCGCGAGGGTCGGCCCATCGGCTTCGGCGTCTACGACGACCATGTCGCCAAGCTCCGCAAGGGCGACATCACGCCGGAACAGGCGTTGCGCGGCGGCCAGCTGATCTGCGGGCTGAACGCCACGCGGCTGCAGATCAACAACGCCATGCGCGCGGCCGCCGGCCTCGGCGGGACCTGGCTGCCCACGGGGCCGGCCGAGAAGATCATCTGCCTGAAGAACCAGAACGATCTGGGGCTGATCAACGGGATGTTCGTGACGCTCGAGGACATCGTCGACGAGGGCAGCCTCTACTTCTCCGCCGTCGTCCATGACGAGGACGGGCGCCACATCGGCGAGCCCTATGAGGACGGACGCCCCGGCCGGCTGCGCATCTACAAGGGGCATTTCGAAGACCATGTCGCCTACGACGACAAGCGCCATGACCGCGACTACAAGGAGAAGCGTCTGCTGACCGAGGCGACCTTCGGCTGGGCGATCACCGCGCACAAGGCGCAAGGGTCGCAGTGGGAGAACGTGATCGTCTGGGACGACGGGCTGGGCCGCACCGAGATCGACCGGCGCCGCTGGCTCTACACTGCGATCACCCGGGCCGAACGCGGTCTCGTGCTGCTGGCCTGAGGGGCGCGATGATCGACCTCAACGACATCGCGGTCCAGAAGACCCGGCACGATCTCGCGGCGGTGAAGGAGCGGCTCGCCTGCACAGCCGCCGACTGGCTGCCGGGGCTCTTTCCCGAGGCCCGACTTGCGCGGGACCGCCGTTCCTTGCGCTGCGCGGACCTCTCCGGCCGTCCGCCGCGCAAGGAGGGCTCCTGCACCATCCATCTCGACGGGCCCTATGCCGGCTGGGGCTTCGACTACGCCACCGGCGAGCGGGCCGGTCCCATCGACCTGATTGCGCAGGCGACCGGCCTCTGTGACGGCGCGCTCTTCGACGAGGCGGCGCGGCTTGCGGGAATGGACCTGCCGGCGCCGCGGCCCGCGCTGGCGTCGCCCATGCGCGCACGCCCGGACCACTCGGCGGAGATTGCGAGGCTGGTCGCCGGGGCCGTGCCCCTCGCGGGCACGTTGGGCGAGACCTACCTGCGCGCTCGCGGGCTCTCGGATCCCGGAACGTCGGAACTGCTGTTCCATCCCGACCTTCCGGACTTCGACAGTTGCCGGGGCTGGCCCGGCCTGATCGCGATCCTGCGGCTGCCGGGCGGGGAGCGCGCGCCGGGCATCCACCGCACTTTCCTGCTCGACGACGGCAGCGCCAAGGCGCCCCCGGGCAAGAAGATGCTCGGCAGCGTGAAGGATGCCGTGGTCCGGCTGTTCCCGATGCCCGAGGACGGGCATATCGGCATCGCCGAGGGGATCGAGACGGCGCTCGCCGCCCACGCGCTCTTCGGCACACCGATCTGGGCTGCGTTGTCGGCCGACGGTCTGGCGCGGTTCCAGTGGCCCGATGGCACCCGGCGCGTTACCATCTGCGCCGATGCCGGGGACGCAGGTCGCCAGGCGGCCGCGACGCTCTCCGATCGCCTCAACCGGGCCGACATCCCGAACGAGATCGTCGGACCGCTGCATGGCGACGACTTCAACGACGACCTTCTGCGCGGCACCCGCGCCGAGGATTACGCGCGCGAGACAGATACCGCAGCCGAGCCGCAGGCCGGAGATCCGGTCGAGCCGGAGACGGCCACCCCCATCGTCGCCTCTGCCGACGATCCCGCAACGCTGATCGCCGCGGCCGAGGCCCTGACCAACCCGCCCGAGTTCGAAGCACTGTCCACGCTGCTTGGGCGCATCGCGCTTGCAAAGCTCGATCCTCTGCCCGAACGGCAGGTCATCGCGCGGATCAAGTCCGCGACCGGTATCGGCATGTCGGTCCTGACCCAACAGCTGGCCGAGCTCCGCCGACGCGTGAACGCCACTGGCGATCCGCACGCGCCTATCCCGAAGCCCGCCTGGTTCAGGCGCCTCCGGCTCGACCTCGCAGGCGCGCCCGAGCGCAACGAGGCCAACGTCATCGTCGCCCTGACCTCCGATCCGGCCTTCGCCGGCGTTCTCGCCTTCGACGAGTTCGGGCAGGAGATCGTCGTGCGTCAGCCACTCCCGTGGGACGGCGCCACTGCCTCGCTCCCGCGCCCCTGGGAGGATGCCGACGACATCCGCACCGCCGAGTGGCTGCAACTGCGCGGCATCAACGTGGCGCCGGTGGTCGTGAGCCGCGCCGTCGCCGCCGTCGCCCGCGAGCTGCGCATCCATCCCGTCCGCGACTGGCTCGACACCCTGACATGGGACAGCACGCACCGGATCGAGACCTGGACCAGCGCCTATCTTGGCGCGGAACCCACCGCGTTCCACCACACCATCGGCGCGCTCTGGCTGATCTCGGCCGTCGCTCGCATCTACCGCCCCGGCGTGAAAGCCGATCACATGCTGATCCTCGAGGGGCCGCAGGGCGCGCGCAAGTCCACCGCGATCAAGGTGCTGGCCGGCGAGGAATGGTTCACCGACGAACTGCCCGAGCTCGGGTCCAAGGACGCGGCGCTGCACATGCAGGGTGTGTGGATCGTCGAGATCGCCGAGCTCGACGCCATCGGCCGCGCCGAGGTCTCGCGCATCAAGGCGTTCCTGACCCGCACCACCGACCGCTTCCGTCCGCCCTATGGCCGCTACACCGTCGAGGTCCCGCGCCAGTGCGTCTTCGCCGGCACCGTGAACCCCGACACCTATCTGCGCGACGAGACCGGCAACCGTCGGTTCTGGCCGCTCCGCTGCGGCGCCATCGACATCGCGGCGCTGGCCCGCGACCGGGACCAGCTCTGGGCCGAAGCTGTACACCGCTTCCGCAGCGGTGCGATCTGGTGGATCGACGACCCGGCGCTGCTGGAGGAAGCCCGCGAGGAACAGGACCGCCGCTACCAGTCCGACGCCTGGGACGACCTGATCGAGCACTGGCTGACGCACGAGATCCGCACCGTCTCGGACGGCTTCCCCGACTACGGCAATTCCGGGACGGAGAGCGTTCCGCGCCAGGAACCGCTGAGAGATGTGTCGGTCGGCGAGATCCTCGAGGAGGCGGTCGGGCTCGAACCGGCCCGATGGACCCGCGGCGACCAGATGCGCGTCTCAGCCTATCTCAAGGCAAACGGTTGGGAGCGGTACAGGCGGCGCGACGAGGGCGGGCGCGAGGCGCCGCGGGAGTGGCGGTATCGGAGGGTCCTCACATAGTTCCGCCCGCCGCGTCGCTTCCTAGAAGCCCCGGTTATACCGCGCGCAGCGAGCCCTTTGCCTGCCTCTCAGCCGCAACTTCATCTGCCGTCAAACTCCAGATGAGCCCTTCCACCTCGTCGAGCGGCAGGCCGAGTTCTCTCGCGATATCCGCCTTCGTCACGCGCTCCTGCCAGAGCATCGTAAGCACCTGCCGCCAGACCTTGGACTTTTCGCGGCTCATGCCGTTGGGCTCGCCGGTGCGGTAACCGCGCTTGGTCAGATCGATGCAGATCGACTTGTATTGCCACTCAGACAGCCGCCTCAGCTGGTGCAGACGGTAGGCCATCGCCATTGCTGAGACGCGCCAGCGTGCCTTGGCACGAATGACGACATCGGTCGTGATACGCCTGGGAATGCGGGCGATCACGTCTTCCGCGGGCATCAGGAACGCCGAAGCGAAGGCGTTTGCTTCGCGCTCCACGTTTCTCCCCTTCTTCGGGTCGCCGTGCATGTGCATCACCAAGTGGGCCAATTCGTGGGCCGCATCAAATCGGCTGCTTTCGGCGGTCTTGAAGTTGTTCAGAAACATGTAGGGCTTGCCGCCACGCCAGAATGAAAACGCGTTGACCGACGCGGTATTCTCGGTGAGCGAAAACAGCCGGACGCCCTTTGCCTCCAGGAGCGCCAATAGGTCCGCGATGGGCTGCTGCCCGAGCGACCAGTGCTGCCGCACATGGGCAGCTGCAACCTCGGGGTCGCTCTCGTAGGAGAGATCGATGAGCTCAGGCTCAGGCAACCCGAATCGTTCATCGACCCACTCGCTCAGCATCAATCCCACCGACCCGGCGCCAAGAGAGGCGTCGCGTTCTCTCGCTGTCATCTTCGAGAACGAGCGGAAGCTGACAGCGCCGGGATCCACTGCATCGACCTTCGAGCCGAAGAAGAATTCTTCCGGATAACGAAGTGCTCCCGCCAGCTTCACGACGGTATCGGGTTCTGGCTCGTTGCGACCCTTCTCGAGCCGTTTGATCGTATCGACACTCACGCCTGCCTGTTCGGCAAGTGCCTTCGCCGTCAGCCCTCGCCGTGCACGGGCCAATTTCAATCGTGTTTCTTCGAACATGTGACGCCTACTTGCGCACGATCTTGGGCTCGAAGTCTTCCGCGGCACCATCGTCGTCGAGATTCAGGAACGTTTCGTCCTCGTCGCCCTCGGAAAGCAGGAAGATGCGCTCGACGGCACCTTCGAATGTCTTCCCGGAAATCTTCGGCCGGGTAAGCTCTGCCCGCCCAGTCTCATCTACCATGAGATAATAGAACGCCAGGCCGACAGCGTCATCGCGTACGAAATAGCGAAGTTCTTCGGGGTCAAACAGCATCGGACCGCAGGCGCGTTCCGAAGCCGCACCCTTGTCTGATCGCGGCTTCGGCGCCTTTTCACCGCAAGCACGGTCCACGTTGCAGAAGCCAATCTTCAGACCTTTTCGGTCGTTGCGGATGGTCTCGACCCCGTCCTTGCGATCGATGACCCACTCTTCGCCAATGAACTCCTGGCGCAGAGCCGCGACGCCTTCATGATACCCAAAGGTGCCTGCCGCGTTTGAGGGATGCAGCGCTGTCGCGTTGCCGCTCGCAGTGCGCGCAGCCTGCACCGCGTTGACCAGGCCGTCCTTGGTCAATCCCAGCTCGGTGATGCGGCGATCCACATCCCAAGGCTCATCCAGTAGCCTAGTCTCAATCCATCCAGCCATGCTCGATTCCTCATGCCCGTTTTTTCTCCCTACTTGTAGGTTAAAAAAACGGGCACGGTCAAGGTGCACCTTACGCGCGCCGTCCCAACCTCCCCGGTGGTCCCAACCCTGTCCCAACCTCCCGAGGGGGTTGGGGACACGAAAAGCCGTTCAAAAACAACGGTGTCCCCAACCTCACCCCGTGGTCCCAACCTTTTGCTACACATTCATGTGGGAGAACGGAAAAGGTCGGGAACATGTTTTTCTATATGAAAAGAGAAGGACCCCCGTTGGGGACACCGAGGTTGGGACCACATCCATTCAAGCCATTGGAGTGAAACGATAAAGGGCTGTCCCAACCCCCTCGAAGGTTGGGACCACGCGTTCGGAGGTTGGGACCGGGGCGTTCAGAGCGTCGATCGTCGTCCGTCGCCGCGTCGACGGTCGTTTTCGCTTTGGCCCAAGACCGCCGGATGCTAAATCCTTAGGTGACCGAAGCCGAAGGCCCACAGGTTGTGAGCCTTCACGATGAACACACCGATCCCCGCGCAGGACGTCCGCCCCGAACCGGGCGCGATCAACCGGTTCTGCATCCTCGCCCTCGACCTCGGCACCACGACCGGCTGGGCGCTCCGCAGCCACGACGGACTGACCACCAGCGGCACGGTCAGCTTTCGGCCCGGCCGCTTCGACGGCGGCGGCATGCGCTACCTCCGCTTCACGAACTGGCTGACCGAACTCGACCGGCTGTCCGGGCCCATCGCCGCGATCTGGTTCGAGGAAGTCCGGCGCCATGCCGGCACCGACGCGGCCCACATCTACGGCGGGCTGATGGCAACCCTGACCTCGTGGGCTGAACTGCGGGGCATCCCCTACGAGGGCGTTCCGGTCGGCACGATCAAGCGCTACGCCACCGGCAAGGGCAATGCGCCGAAAGAGGCGATGATCGCCGCGGCGCGAGCACGAGGGTTCTCGCCCGCCGACGACAACGAGGCCGACGCCATCGCGATCCTCCATTGGGCGCTCGAGACGAACGGGGGCCTGGGATGAGGTGGTATCCGAAAGGCTACGGCGGCTCGCGCCGGGATCCCGACCAGGTGAAACGCGATGGCTGGCATGACGAAGGCGTGCTCGCCGTCTCCGTCGACGACCACCGCCTGACCTGGCCAGAGCGCGAGCTGGTCCGTCAGCTCGGTGAGAAGCTGTATGGGCCTCGGGCGAACGACCGGGAGGCCGCGAATGGCTGAGTGGACGCCGACCATGGTCGAGGACCGGCTCGAGAGCGCCGCCGACGTGTTCCGCTCGTTGCCCGAGGTGAAGCCGCAGGGCTACTTCAACGCCTGGCCCGAGTACTTCCACAGTTTCGCGGACCAAGTGGGCCAGGAGCCTCGGATGCGCCGGCCCAAGCCCGGGCCGCGTGACATCACGCAGGCCGAGGATGCTCTGCTCTGGCTGCGCTGGCTCGACCCTGCCGATGCGCGCCTGCTCTGGCTCCGGGCGAACCGAAAGCCGTGGAAGCCGATCTGCTGGGAACTCGGCATCAGCCGCGCCACCGCGAACCGGCGCTGGCAGTACGGGATCGCGGTCATCGTCTGGCGCTTGAACGGGAGGCAGGTGCCGCGGAAGCGGTCGATGGAGTTCGTGGTTCGCCGAGCCGATCGAGTCTAGATGAAGACGCAATCACCTGCTAAACCACTACTCATAGTAAGGCTTGGCGTGAGGCCAGAGCGAGTCGGGGAGTGTTGCCGCGCATGATGGATTGGGACCGTTTGCTTAGCGGTGAGCGCCTCGGGGACCTGCTGGGGCGCGAGAAGCCGAAGGGCAAGCCACCCGGACCAGCTTTTGCGGATGGTCAGTTTCGCCTGCCGCAAGAGCGCGACCATGATCGTATCTTGTTCTCAACTCCCTTTCGCAGGATGGGCGACAAGACGCAGGTCTTCCCTCTGGAAAGCATCGAGAGCATCAGAACACGCCTAACCCACTCATATGAAGTGGCAAACCTAGCGCGTTCGCTCGGCCTCGAGATTGCTCACACGCTTTCCGATAGGCTGCCTGCGCACGCCATCAGGGTATTGCCCGCGACACTTGCTGCGGTCGGTCTGGCGCATGATATCGGAAATCCTCCATTCGGACACCAAGGCGAGTTCGCAATTCGGGCTTGGTTCAAAAGGAACAAAGACGTTCTCTTTGTCCCACCCACTGAACCAGAGAACTCCGAGGTTGCCGCAGACGTCAATTTGCTCGAAGACCAGCACAAGAACGACTTCCTTTTCTTCGAGGGTAACGCGCAAACGCTTCGCGTGCTCACGAAGCTGCAGGTTATTGGTGATGATCTTGGGCTGAATCTATCCGTCGGCACGCTCGCGGCGGTCATGAAATACGTTGCGTCATCGGACACCCTCGACAAGTCCAAGCAAGCGCGAAAAAAGGTTGGGTACTTCACGTCTGAGCGCTATGCTGTCGAGCGAATTCGCGAAGAGACTGGTCTCAGCGGCAATAGCCGACATCCGCTCGCCCTGGTCATGGAGGCTTGCGATGACATCGCTTATTCCGTTTTGGATGCAGAGGACGCGATCAAGAAGGGGCTGGTCTCGCTCAACGATCTGCTCGCGGCGTTGGAGTACCACCCCGACGGCGAAGACAAGCTCGATGCGGTAACAAAGCACCTTTGCGAACTTGCCCGTTGGGAGCTGGATTTTCTGCGACGTCAGCAACTTCACCCAAGCGAGCTTCAAGATGTTGCGACCCAGAAGTTCCGCGTTCATGCGATTCACTTGATGGTATCGGCGGTTGCCGAAGCGTTCAGGGAAAACTATGAGTCGATTATTTCAGGTTCATTCGACGATGAACTGATAAAGAAATCTGAGGCAGCGAAACTCTGCAGCGCGCTGAAGAAGTTTGACCGAGAGAACGCATTTAGCCACAAGTCCGTTCTCGAAATTGAGCTGAATGGTTACAACGTGCTCAATCGGCTAATGGATTTCTTATGGGTTGGAATCAGTCAGCGCAAATCTTTTCAAGACTTGGCGAGTGATCGAACGACGCCTTTTGCAGCATACGTGTATAGTCGGATCTCGAAGAACTATCGGCGGATGTTTGAGGGCAAGGTTGAGAAGTACCACCCCGATCCTCGACTACCCATACGTTACAAGGAGATGCAGCTTCTCACGGACATGGTTTCTGGGATGACGGATCAATTCTGCATTGATCTATACAGGGACTTTGAGCAGCACTATCGGGAAATCAGACGGGTCGATGGAACGCCAGCTTGAGAGCAGGATCCATTATTTTTTCAGATCGCGTTATCGCGGGCGTAAAGATGTACACGTTGTACTGAAGGATCTCCGCAGACACGGACGACTGGTATTGGTTGGAGGCATGCTGCGCGACCTCGCATTGTTCGGGAACGCTGGCTTTAGATCCGACTTGGACTTTGTGATTGCACCTTACGATCTCGGTAGCTTCGAAAAGCACATGGGATCAATTGGAGCGCGTATAAATCGGTTTGGTGGTTACGCCTTGCCGTCCAGAAAGTGGCAGATAGATGTTTGGCCCTTGGAGAAAACGTGGGCGCATGTAGCTGGTCATGCGAGGGTGCGCACTGTCGGAGACCTTCGAAGTGCAACGTTCTTCAGGTGCGACGCTATTCTTTATGATCTTGATTATCGGAAGCTGATTGCGGCCCCAGAATATTTTGATGACCTGACAAACAAAGTTCTTGAGATTAATCTTAGACCAAACCCCAATCCGAAGGGAAACGCTGTCCGCGCTTTCAGGTACGCTTTGATGAAGGGGTTCCGGTGGGGGCCTCAGCTCTCTGAATTTGTCGATGAGGTGCTTGAGAGCGAGGGATGGGGCGCCCTACTCGAGGCCGAACGTCGATCCTTTCGTTCGCAGTATCTTCAGGGTATTTCCTTCGAACATCTAAAGCGAGCGCTTCGGTCCCATGTTTCCGGAGATCAGAGCGATCCTTTCGATGCAGCGGCGTTTCAAAGAAACGTCCAGCTTACGCTGCCCTATATTCACTAGCGCCGAACGGTCGCCACTTGTTCCGTTGTCAATTGGCCTTTTTTTTGTTGAGACGTTTTCTTGCGAGACACCGGACTGCGAGACGGATCACCTTTCTGACGGTATCCATGACGATATACTCGGGGTCGTGCGCTCGGGCGAACCGACGCTCATCCTGAGGTGGACACCGGGGCTGGCTTCCGGGGTCCGGCCGGGGTCCGGGCCGCCAAGCCTTTGTTTTTCGGTTCCTTTCCGGGTCGAAACGTATGCTGGCGGGCGAAGCGCGACGCATCGCCAGCGACAGGGCCGATTTTTTGGGAAGCCACCCAGAAGCCAGCGCCGCCTGAACCCCATCGAAACATCGAAAAATCAAACCCTTGAAGCTGGACACCCCTGGTGGCCGCTGGACCCCGCGTGGAGTCTAGCCTGGCCCCCGGAGTCCGGAGCCGAGGGTATCCACCCTGATCCTGAAGGACCGGCCCGCAGATGACGCTGAGCTTTGCCCCGGATCGGATCGAGACCTGGCCGCTGTCGCGCCTGCAGCCCTACGCGAAGAACGCGAAGGTGCACGGGGCCGACCAGGTCGTGAAGATCGCCGCCAGCATGGCCGAGTTCGGCTGGACCGTGCCCTGCCTCGTCGGCGAGGACGGGGAGCTGATCGCAGGCCATGGGCGCGTTCTGGCCGCGACCCAACTGGGGCTGACCGAGGCACCGGTCATCGTGCTCGGCCATCTGACCGAGGCCCAGCGCCGGGCCTATCGGATCGCGGACAACAAGCTGACCGAACTCGGGACATGGGACGAGGCGCTGCTCTCGGCCGAGTTGAACGAGTTGCTGGCCGAAGACTTCGACCTGTCGCTGGTCGGGTTCTCGGACGGCGAACTCGACAAGCTACTGGCCTTCGTGCCGGAGGGGGACGGCGAGGAAGAGGGTGGCGCCGGGGGCTCCGTGCCGCCGGTCACCATCCCCGAGCCACCGCGCAACCCGGCTTCGCGGACGGGTGATCTCTGGATCCTCGGCGACCACCGGCTGCTGTGCGGCGACAGCACCAGCGCTGCCGATGTGCGCCGCCTGATGAATGGCGAGCGGGCGATCCTGTTCGCAACGGACCCGCCGTATCTCGTCGACTACGATGGCTCGAACCATCCGACGCGGAACAAGGACTGGAGTCAGAGCTACGGCGTGACCTGGGACGATTCCTCGCAAGGCGCGGAACTCTACGACGGCTTCATTGCCGCCGCGGTGGCGGAAGCCATCGCCGAAGATGCCGCCTGGTATTGCTGGCACGCCTCCCGCCGCCAGGCGATGCTGGAAGCCTGCTGGGACAAGGCCGGCGCGTTCGTTCACCAGCAGATCATCTGGGTCAAGGACCGCGGTGTCCTGACCCGGTCCCATTACCTCTGGAAGCACGAGCCCTGCTTCATGGGCTGGCGCCGCCCGAACCGGCCGCCGAAGGTGGCCGAGGAAACCCTCGCATCGACGTGGGCGCTGCCCAGCTTCGCCAAGGACGACCGGCCCGACCATCCGACACCGAAGCCGCTCGATGCGTTCGGCATCCCGATGCGCCAGCATGTGGCCCGGGGCGGGCTCTGCTACGAGCCGTTCTCGGGTTCGGGTTCGCAGATCATGGCGGGCGAGGCGAACGGCCGACGCGTCTTCGCGATGGAGATCAGCCCGGCCTATGTCGATGTCGCCGTGGAACGCTGGCAGGCGGACACCGGTCGCGAGGCAATCCTCGACGGCGATGGCCGGACCTTCGCGGCCGTAAGGGCCGAGCGACTGAGCGACAACGCAGATGCCGACGCTGCCGCCTGATGGCCGTTTACTACAACGATTCCGACCCCGCGGCCTGTGCCTGGCTGCGGGAACTGATCGCGGCCGGGCTCCTGCCTGCGGGTGAGGTGGACGAGCGGTCCATCATGGACGTGGAGCCCGCCGACCTGCGCGGCTTCACGCAATGCCATTTCTTCGCCGGGATCGGCGGCTGGCCCTACGCGCTGCGCCTCGCCGGCGTGGCCGAGGATCTTTCCGTCTGGACCGGCTCGCCGCCGTGCCAGCCGTTCAGCCAGGCCGGGCAGCGCAAGGGACAGAACGATGACCGCCATCTCGCCCCGGCTTTTCTGCGGCTCGTCGCCGCCTGTGGGCCGAACCTCGTCTTCGGCGAGCAGGTCGCGAGCGCGGCAGTGCTCGGACCGGTTGGCGGCGCGGCTCGCGCAGCGGCTGCGGGCCCGGCTGGCTGGGCGTGGTTCGACGCTCTGGCGGCTGACCTGGAAGCGGCATCTTACGCCGTCTCGGCGGCTGATCTGCCGGCTGCGGGCATCGGCGCCCCGCACATCCGCCAGCGGCTGTTCTTCGGCGCGGTCGCCTTGGACCCAACACCAGGCGGGCTGGGCGACGGCCTCGGCGCGGGATCACAAGGACGGATCGGAATGCCCGAACGTCCCGATCAACGCATTACTCGGCCGACAGGTCTGGCTGGCGGGTTGGCCGACGGCCGGCTCGCCCGCGACGGAGAGATACAACGCGGCCGGCAACACCGATGCGAGCCGCAGGACGCTGAAGCTGGTCGTCTGGTCGAAGTCACCGACCCCGCCGGGACCTGCGCGACGGACGGCGTCTGGCGAAATCCTGACTGGCTCTTCTGCCGGGATGGGCGCTGGCGACCGGTTGAGCCCGGAACATTCCCGCTGGCTGATGGGATATCCGGCCGCATGGGGCTGCTGCGGGGCTACGGCAATGCGATCGTGCCGCCGCTCGCGGCGGAGTTCGTGACGGCCTTTCTGGAATCCCTGCCGGAGGGGCTGCGATGAGACAATCCCGGACCATGTCGATGGTCGAGGCAGCGACGAATGTCGTGGTCGGCTACGTACTGGCCATCGCCACGCAGATCATCGTGTTCCCGTGGTTCGGCATCGAGACCGGGCTCGCGGAGCATCTGACCATCGGCCTCGCCTTCGTCGGTGTCTCGCTGGCGCGCGGCTACCTGCTGCGGCGACTGTTCGAGGCGATCCGGATCCGGAGTGCAGAATGAGACACCGCCGCCCGAGGGTGGACGGCGGCCTTCAGTCCGTTTCGGTGCGGAGCGTCAGTCGCGGATGGAGTAGACGCGGCCCCTTCCGTCGACCTTCTCGGAGGTGATGGTCAGGCCGAGCTTTTGCTTGAGCGCGCCGGCAAGCGCGCCCCTCACCGTGTGCGGCCGCCAGTCCAAGGCGGTGACGATCTCGTCGATGGTGGCGCCGCCCTCGGCGCGGAGCATCTCGATCAGCTTGGCCTGCTTCGTGCCCGTGCGCGGTGTGCGCGCCTTGGGCGCGGCGTCGGCCTCGCCGGGAGCGTCCTGCGCGGCTACGGCGCTCGGCGCCGCGTCGGCGCCCGCGGGCGCGCTGTCGCCGCCCTCCGGCTCGACGCCGATGGCGGCGCGCCCTGCGTCGGTGATGTGCAGGAGGATGGCACGGCCGTCCTCGTCGTTGCGCCAGATGCGGTTGAGCGCGGCGTCGGCCTTGGTCTCGCTGGCAATCGTCGTCTCGGCGATCAGTCCGCGCGAGAGCAGCGCGCCGACCACCTTGGCGGCGGCGCCTCCGCGGAGCGAGCCGGGGAGCGGCAGGACGTTGCGGTCCTCGCGCTGCGCGGCAGCGCTCAGGATCAGGGCTTGGGTGTCGGAAAGCTTGGTCATCGTCGTCTCCCGTATCGGGGCGCGCGGAATGCGGGCCCTTCTACGAGGTCGAGCCCGGCAGTCGGCGGGCGGGACCGGGAGCGGGTCGTCTCACTCGGCGTGTTCGCCTTCGCTGAAGGCCATGTCGGTGATCTCGCGCAGCTTGGCGCGGTAGTGGTTCAGGGTGCCGACATGGCCCCAGTTGATCTCGTCGGGGCTGGTCTCGAAGTGGTCGGCGCTGAGGGCGGCGAGCCGCTCCAGCATCGCGTCGATCTCCGTCTTCGCGGCGATGAAGGCGTCGAGGGCTTTGTTCGACCGCTCCCTCGAACCGGTGGCGGGAGCGGTCTCACTGTCGGTCGCGCGGCGGGTCATCGGGCTGGCTCCTTGGGTCGAGTTGCATCGTCCTTCTGGAGGCACGTTCCCTCTGTCCGCCGCGCTTATCAACTCGATAAGCACATGATCTTGAATGATAATCGGAGCCGTCGATGCGGGGCATGAGCGAGCGCCAGTACGCCGCCCATGTCGGGCTGTCGCGGGGCGCGATCCAGAAGGCGAAGACGGCCGAGCGGCTGGTCCTCTATCCGGACGGCAGCATCAACGCGGCCGCCAGCGACGCACGGCGGGCCGAGACGACAGACCCGTCGAAGACCCGCAAGCCGCCCGCGCCCAAGCTGAAGCCTGTCCCCGAGGCGGCGGTGGCCGCTGTTGGCGACACGCTGCGCGAACAGGGGCTGGCTGTCCCGGCGGTTGGCGGCGGGACGACCTTCCTGCAGGCCAAGACGGCGAACGAGGTGCTGAAGGCGCAGGAGCGGCGCATCCGGCTCCAGAAGCTGAAGGGGGAGTTGATCGAGCGGGCCCGCGCGCTGGCGCTGGTGTTCCGGCTTGCGCGGGAGGAACGGGATTCGTGGGTCAACTGGCCCGCGCGTGCGGCGGCACTGATGGCGGCCGAGATCTCGGCCTCGTCCAGCGACGCGACGGGCCAGCAGATCACCGTGGAGCCAGCCGCGATGCAGAAGGTGCTGGAGAGACATGTACGCGCCCACCTCGACGAAATCGCCGAGGTCCGGCCCGACTTCCGGTGATGACAGTGATGATTTCGGCGGCCTGACGGACTTCGACGGCGCGGGCGAGATCCTGCGCGCCTGGGGCAACGGGCTGCGGCCCGACCCGGACCTGACCGTTTCGGAATGGGCGGACCGGCACCGGATGCTCTCGGGCCGCGCCTCGGCCGAGCCCGGGCGATACCGCACGGTGCGCACGCCCTACATGCGCGAGATCATGGACCGGCTCTCGCCCGGCGATCCCACGCAGCGGATCGTGTTCATGAAGGCCGCTCAGGTCGGGGCAACCGAGGCCGGCAACAACTGGATCGGGTTCGCGATCCACCAGGCGCCGGGGCCGATGCTCGCGGTCCAGCCGACCGTGGAACTGGCCAAGCGCAACTCGCGCCAGCGGATTGACCCGCTGATCGAGGAGAGCCCGGAGCTGCGGGAGCGAATCAAGCCGGCCCGGTCGCGGGACGCGGGTAACACGATGCTGTCGAAGGAGTTCGCGGGCGGCATCCTCATCATGACGGGTGCGAACTCGGCGGTCGGGCTGCGGTCCACCCCGGCGCGCTACATCTTCCTGGACGAGGTCGACGCCTATCCGGCCTCGGCCGACGAGGAAGGCGACCCGGTCACGCTGGCCGAGGCCCGGTCGTTGACGTTTGCGCACCGGCGCAAGGTGTTCCTGGTCTCGACGCCGACCATCCGGGGGCTGAGCCGGATCGAGCGGGAATTCGAGGCCAGCGACCAGCGGCGGTTCCACGTTCCATGTCCGTATTGCGGTGCGATGCAGTGGTTGAAGTTCGACCGGCTGCGCTGGCAGAAGGGCCGCCCGGAGACGGCCGAGTATCACTGCGAGGGCTGCGAGACGCCGATCGCCGAACACCACAAGACGGCGATGCTCGAGGCCGGCGAATGGCGGGCGACTACCACGGCCGCCGATCCGACCACGGTCGGGTATCACCTCTCGGCGCTCTATTCGCCGATCGGCTGGCTGAGCTGGGAGCGGATCGTGCGGGCATGGGACGCGGCCCAAGGGTCGGACGAGGCGATCAAGGCGTTCCGCAACACGATCCTCGGCGAGACATGGGTCGAGACCGGGGAAGCGCCGGACTGGCNGATCCTCGGCGAGACATGGGTCGAGACCGGGGAAGCGCCGGACTGGCAGCGGCTCTACGACCGGCGCGAGCGCTGGACATCCGGCACGGTGCCAGCAGGCGGGCTGTTCCTGACGGCCGGGGCGGACGTGCAGAAGGACCGGATCGAGGTCGATGTCTGGGCCTGGGGCCGTGGCCTCGAAAGCTGGCTTGTCGATCACCTCGTGATCGAGGGTGGTCCCGGCGATCCCGCCTGCTGGCAGCAGCTGACCGGCCTGCTCGGCCGGACATGGGACCACGCCTCCGGCCAGCCGATGACGCTGGCGCGGCTCGCGATCGACTCGGGGTTCGAGACCAGCGCCGTCTATGCCTGGTCGCGCAAGGTCGGCTTCGCGCAGGTGGCGCCGGTGAAAGGCGTCGAGGGCTTCGCCCGGACCAGCCCGGTGACGGGGCCGACCTATGTCGATGCGACCGTTGCGGGCAAGCGGCTCCGGCGCGGGGCGCGCCTCTGGACGGTCGCCACCTCGACCTTCAAGGCCGAGACCTACCGCTTCCTGCGGCAGGAGCGGCCGACGGCAGAGGAACGGGCCGAGGGCGCGGTCTTCCCTCCCGGCACGATCCACCTGCCGGACTGGGCCGACAGCGAATGGCTGAAGCAACTGACCGCCGAACAGCTGGTGACGGTCAAAAGCAGGCGCGGATTCTCGAAGCTGGAATGGCAGAAGCTGCGCGAGCGCAACGAGGCGCTGGACACCCGCGTCTACGCCCGCGCGGCGGCGTGGATCCTCGGTGCGGATCGCTGGCCCGAGGCACGCTGGGCCGATCTGGAAGAGCAGCTCGGCGTCGCGGCGAGCGGCAACCCGGATGTGGGAACCGCGACCACAGGAACGACAGCGAGCCGACCTGCACCGCGGCGACGGACCGTGCGCTCCAGCTACATGAGGTGATCCATGGCCACGGCCGCAGACCTCCGCGCCCGCCGCGAGGCACTGGCCGCGCAGCGCGCCTCGGGCGTGGCGCGGGTCAGCTACGACGGCAAGACAGTGGACTATCGCAGCGTCGCCGAGATCGACCGGGCCATCGAGGCGCTGGACCGCGAGATCGCGGCGGCCGAGGGGCGCCGGATCGTGCGGCAGGTGCGCGTGACGACGGTGAAGGGGCTCTGACGCCATGGGCCTCTTCGACCGCTTTCGCCGTCCATCGCCGGGCAGCGCTGGACCAGCGGCGGTTCGCGCCCGTCTCGAAGGCGCCATGGCGAAGCGCCGCCTGCGCGGCTGGAACCCGCCGCTCGAGAACATCAACACGCTGGTCGCCTCGGGCGGCCCGCGCCTGCTGGCGCGCTCCCGCGAGCTGGTGGTCACCAACGGCTATGCCGCCAACGCCTGCGAGGCCTTTGCCGCGAACCTCGTCGGCGACGGCATCAAGCCCTCGTCGCTGATCGGGGACGCAGACCTGCGGGACCGGGTCCAGCAGCTCTGGCTCGCCTGGACCGACGAGGCTGACGCCGACGGGCTGACCGATTTCTATGGCCTGCAGGCCATGGTCGCGCGCGAGATGTTCGTGGCGGGCGAATGCTTCGTCCGCCTGCGCCCGCGCCGGGCCGAGGACGGGCTGCTGGTGCCGTTGCAACTGCAGCTTCTCCAGTCCGAGATGCTGCCCTTCGAGAAGACCGAGGTGCTGCCCTCCGGCAACCGCATCCGCTGCGGGATCGAGTTCGATGCGATCGGCCGGCGGGTGGCCTATCACTTCCGTCGCCGCCATCCGGGCGACAGCACCGATCAGGGCGCGGTGATCCCGGAGACGGTGCGCGTGCCCGCCGCGGACGTGCTGCACATCTACCGGCCGATCGAGGCGGGCCAGATCCGGGGGTTGCCCCACATCGCGCCGGCGATGGTGCGGCTGTTCCTGCTCGACCAGTATGACGACGCCGAGCTCGACCGGAAGAAGACGGCGGCGATGTTCACGGGCTTTATCACCAAGACCGCGCCGGAAGAGCCGATGATGGGCGAGGTCGAGGCAGAGCTGGACGGCACGGCCATCGCCAGCCTCGAGCCCGGCACCATGCAGGTGCTGCTGCCCGGCGAGGACGTGAAGTTCTCCTCGCCCGCCGACGTGGGTGGCGGCTACGAAGCGTTCCAGTACCGCACGCTGCTCGCCGTCTCCGCCTCGCTGGGGCTGCCCTATCATCTGGTGACCGGCGACGTCCGGCAGGCGAACTATTCGAGCCTTCGCGCGGAGCTGGTGGAGTTCCGACGGCGCATCGGCCAGCTGCAGCATGGCGTCCTGGTGCACCAGCTCTGCCGGGCGGTCTGGCCGCGCTGGCTCGACACCGCGGTGCTGTCGGGCGCGCTCGATGCCGATCCGGTCGCCGCGCGGCCGGTGCAGTGGATCCCGCCGCGCTGGGACTGGGTCGATCCGCTGAAGGACATCCAGGCGCAGGTGCTGGCGATGGAAGCCGGCATCACCTCGCGGCGCAAGGTGGTCGAGGCCACCGGCTACGACGTCGAGGACGTGGACCGCGAGAACGCGGCCGACGCCGAGCGCACGAAGCGTCTCGGCCTCAGCTACCGCACGAGCCCGGGCGAGACGCAGGGAGCGCGGGCGACCCCGGCGCAGTTGCCGGACGCCGGCGGTGACGCGGGCAGCGACGGGGGCACCGGCGCTGGCCCCGGCACTCGCGGCACATCTGAACAGGAGTGAGAGCATGGCCAGCTGGTATGCGATCCGCGCCCGGGGAACCGGCGCGGAAGTGGCGATCTATGACGAGATCGGGGCCTACGGGGTGTCGGCCAAGGGGTTCCTGGCCGAGCTTGGCGCACTTCCCGAGGGCACGCCTATTGATCTGCGGCTGAACAGCCCCGGCGGCTCGGTCTTCGACGCGGTGGCGATCTTCAACGCGCTGAAGCGGCACGCCGGCACGGTCACGGTCTGGATCGACGGCATCGCCGCCTCGGCGGCCTCCTACGTCGCGATGGCCGGCGACGAGATCGTCATGCCGGAAAATGCCTTCCTGATGATCCACGACCCCGCGGGGCTCGTGATGGGCACGGCCGCCGACATGCGGGCCATGGCCGAGGCGCTGGACAAGGTGGGTGGCAGCCTCGCTGCCGGCTATGCCGCCAAATCCGGCCGCTCGATCGACGAGATTGCGGCGCTGATGGCCGCCGAGACCTGGCTGGATGCGCGCGAGGCGCTGGCGCTCGGCTTTGCCGACCGGCTTGCCGAACCGGTGCGGATCGCTGCGCGCTTCGATTTCGCGCGCTTCCGCAACGCGCCGCCGGCGCTGGCGGAAGCGGTCGCGGCTGCAACCGACAGCGGCGGCGACGACGGTGACGACAACGACGGCGCCGGCGCCGATGCCGACGAGGCCACAGGCGCGGCCGCGGAGAGCGATGAGGCTTCTGGCGCCGGCGAAGACGAGATCGCCGGGACGAACGCCCAACACCCGCCGGCCGAGACGCCACCGTCCGGCGGCGCACCGCCCGATCCCGCGGCGATCCGCGCCGAGGCCATCACGCACGCCCGCGCCGTCGTCGATCTCTGCCGGCTGGCCGGACAGCCGCAGATGGCCGGGCGTTTTCTGGAAAGCGATGCGGACCTCGATCACGTCCGCGCCGCACTGCTCGCAGCGAAAGCCGAGGCTGAGCCCGAGATTGCCGGCCATCACGCGCAACCGGGGCGCCCAACGGGAACCCGCCCCTGGGGCGAGATCGTCGCCCGCACCTTCAGGCTGAAAGGATGACCCATGACCACGCTCACCGAGACCACGCACGCGGGCGGCTTCCTCGTCTGGGAGGCGTTCCGCGACTACACCCGCGAGACCATCACGGTTGCAACCGGCACGCTCGAGCCCGGCACCGTGCTGGGCAGGATCACCGCCTCCGGCAAATACGCCGCCCACGATCCCGCGGCCGTCGACGGCACCGAGACCGCCGGCGCGGTGCTCTGGGGCAAGGCCGACGCGTCGGGCGGCGATACGCTCGCCGTCGCCGTGGTCCGCGGACCCGCGATCGTCAACCGCCACGATCTCGTCTTCGCCGGCACGCCCAGCGAGGCCGAGATCGCCGCCGCCCACGCTGCCCTTCTGGGCGCAGGCATCCTCGTCCGCTGAGCCCGACCCCCGCAGGAGGCATTCCCATGGCCACCATGGACATCTTCGAAGGCGATGCCTTCACCATCATCGAACTGACCCGTGCGCTGGAAAACATCCCCTTCAGGCCCGCGATCCTGTCCGGCGCCGGCCTGTTCTCGCCGCGGGGGGTGCGGTCCCGCACCGTCGTGATCGAGAGCCGCGACGGCACGCTGTCGCTGATCCCGTTCTCCGAACGCGGCTCGGCCTACGAGAGCCAGGTGCCCGAGCGGCGCGAGATGCGCGCCTTCGTGTGCCGCCAGTTCAAGAAGCAGGACGTGCTCTGGGCCTCGGAAATCCAGGGCATCCGCGACTTCGGCTCGGAAACTGCGGCCCAGCAGGTGCAGAGCGAGGTCGCGCGCAAGCTCGGCCGCCTGCGCCAGGATGCCGAGGCCACCTTCGAGTACCACCTGCTGAACGGCATTCAGGGCATCGTGAAGGACCCGAAGGACGGCGCGACCGTGGTCAGCTACTTCACCGAGTTCGGCATCACGCCCGCCGCCGAGATCGACTTCGACCTCGACAATGCCTCGCCCGCCTCGGGTGCGCTCCGGAAGCGCTGCCAGGCGCTGATCGAAGACGTCGAGGCGTCGATGGGCGGCCTGGCTGCAGGCGCGATCCAGGTGCGGGCGGAATGCGGCTCGGCCTTCTTCGCCGATCTGGTGGCGCACAAGGAGGTGCGCGAGACCTACCTCAACACCGCCGCGGCGGCCGATCTGCGCGGCCGGGTGGCCGACGAGGTCAGCTTCGGCGGCATCACCTTCCGGCGCTACCGGGGTGGCGCGGGCTTCGGCGTGCCGACCGACAGAGCCTTCTTCTATCCCGAAGGCGTCGAGGGGCTCTTCGAGATCTATCACGCTCCCGCCGACACCTTCGAGACGGTGAACACGCTGGGTCTGCCGCTCTACGCCCGCACCATCCCGGACCGGGACCGCGACGAATGGGTCAGGCTCGAGATCGAGAGCAATCCGCTGCCGATCTGCACGCGGCCGCAGGTGCTGCGCTCGGCGCGGCGGACCTGATGTCCGCCTTTGCCGCCGCCGTCGACACGCTCTTCGCGGATCCGAACATCGGCCGGGATGCTGTCTATATCGCCGACGGCGGCGCGCCCGTTCTGGTGCGCGCCGTCGCCCGGCGTGCCGATGCGGTCACCGAGTTCGGTGACGCGCGGCTCTGGTCGGAAACCACGCGGATCGATCTGCGCGTTTCCGAAGTGGCGAACCCGCGCCCCGGCGACCGCATCGAGATCGACGGCGAGGCTTTCCTCGTCCAGGGCGAGCCCCTCCGCGACCGTGAGCGGCTCGTCTGGACGGTCGAACTGAGGCCTGCATGAAACTCGGCGTCGACATCGTCGGCGATATCGCCCGGATCATGGAGGCGGAAACGCTGGCCGGGGAGAAGGCGGTGACCGCCGCAATGCGCGAGGCCAGCACAGGGCTGAAGACCGCCTGGCGCGCCCAGATCACCGGCGCGGGGCTGGGGGCGCGGCTCGCCCGCACCATCCGGTCCGAGCAGTTCCCGAAAGGCCGGGCCAGCCTGAACGCCGCCGCGCTGGTCTGGTCGAAGGCCCCGGTCATCGTCGGCGCTCACGACACGGGGCCGCTGATCCGCTCGAAGGACGGTTTCTGGCTGGCGATCCCCGCGGCCGCGGCCGGCAAGTCCCTCCGCGGCGGCCGGATCACCCCCGGCGAATGGGAGCGCCGCACCGGATTGCGCCTGCGCTTCGTCTATCGGCGCAGGGGCCCGAGCCTGCTGGTTGCCGAGGGGCGGCTGAACACCAAGGGTCGCGCGGTGGCGTCGCGCTCGAAGACCGGCCGGGGGCTCACCACCGTGCCGGTCTTCCTGCTTGTCCCGCAGGTCAGGCTGAAGAAGCGGCTGGACCTCGCGCGGGACGCGGAGCAGGCGCGCGATGCGGTGCCGGGACTGATCGTGGCGAACTGGGTGGAGGGGCGCGTTTGAGAGAGTTGATCAGTCAGTCCATCAGCCGCAGCATCCCTTGCCTGCCTGGATCGGAGGACAGGGGACGGTGCCCCAAGAGCAATAGACACAGCAATCGCCGGGCTTCGGCTTCAGCAGCTTACCGCAACCCGCGCACTCATAGAACCACTGGCATGCCTCTGTCGGCATGGTCTCGCTTTTCGAGTAACCGCAGTCCGGACACGCGATGGTACTGATGAGAATCGGTTGTTGATCGGTCATTGCATTGCTTCTGGCGAGGGGTTCCGCTCGATTTCCCAACATAGCTTGCTTATCTTTCGGGCAGAAGACGCGGCACCGCCTTGAGGTACACCAGCACGCCCAACAGTTCGACGAGTGACTGAAACACGATGACCACGATGGCCAGCCGCCACTCCGGCGGCAGGGCCAGCGCCAGCGGCAGCACGACGAAGGAATTGCGTGTGCCAAGGCTGAACACCAGCGCGCGTCCTGATCGCGCCGGGAGATCTAGCGCCCGTGTTATCGCAAGTCCTGCGAACAGGGCGAGCACGAGGAAGCCGACGAACACGCCCGTCACCTGCGGCAAGACCGGAAGGGAGGCGGTCACCGATTGCACCTGGCTTGCTGCGATCAGAAAGACGACCAGCGCAAGCAGCGGTACCGGGAACCAGGCAAGACGCTCGATCAGCGCGTCCCGGCCGGATCGGGCCTCGGCCCATCGCTCGAGGGCCCATGCCGCCACCAGCGGCGCCACGATCAGCGTCAGGAAAACGGTCACGATGGGTCCGACCGCGAAGATCTCCAGGAAGGCCGTGCCCATGAACAACCACAGGTAGACGGGCAGCAATGCCATCTGCACGATCAGGTTCACCGGCGTGGCGGCGATCGCACGGCCGGCATCGCCCCCCGCCAGATGAGTGAAGGTGATGTACCAGTCCGTGCAGGGGACGAGCAGCACGAGGAGAACACCCAGCCGGACCGCCGGATCCTGGGGCAGGAACAACAGCAGCCCCGCCACAATCAGCGGAACGATCACGAAGTTGCCCGCGAGCATCGCCCCCATGAAGCGCCGGTCGCGGAACGCCTCCGGCAGATGGATCAGCGGCACCTGCGTGAAGGTCACGAAAATCAGGATGCCGAGAAGCGGCCAGAGCGCCGCCTCGAGATGTGCGGCGGCCCCCGGCAGCACCAGACCCAAGCCCAGCCCTGCCAGGATGGCGGCAAGATAGATCCAGACCTGTTGCCGCTCAAGATCGAGGCGCGTCATTCAGAAATCCTGTCGGTTCGCATCGGTTGAACCGTCGGGCGGGTCGCGAATACGGAGAGATGAAGGTGTTGTCGTGATGATCGGCGATCCTGCGAGACAGTACAACAGCTTGGCTGGCTCGGCGGGGTCAGAACGTAAGAGGGATTGGAATGCCTACCGCCCGCGAGACCATCCTCGCCGCACTGCATGTGCGGCTCTCGGCGTTGCCCCCCACCGCCCTGCGCGGCGAGGTGCTGCCCGAGCGCGTCCCGGCCGAAGGGCTGCTGATCCTGCGCGACGGTGATCCCGGCGAGCCCGAGGTGACGCTGTCGCCCCTGCGCTACCACTACCAGCACCGGGCCGAGATCGAGGCGGTCGTACAAGGCGCCGATCGTGACGCCACCTTCGACGCCCTCTGCGCCAGCATCGGCACGGCGCTCGCAGCCGACCGCACACTCGGCGGCCTCTGCGACTGGGTCGAGGCCGAAGCCCCGCAGGCGGTCGATCTGCCGGTCGATGGCGCGGCCAGCCTGAAGGCGGCCGTCATCCCGGTGGTGCTGCACTATTCGACGGCCGACCAACTGGCCTGACCCAACCGACAACAGGAGACGAACATGGCACGCGCGCAAGGGGCGCGGGCGCGGATGGCGCTCGCGTTCGAGACGACCTACGGCACGCCGCCGGCCAGCGGTTTCACCCGGATGCCCTTCGCCAGCACGACGCTCGGGGCGGAGCAGCCGCTGCTGAACTCGGAATTGCTCGGCTACGGTCGCGATCCGCTGGCGCCGATCAAAGACGCGGTCACGGCCGACGGCGACGTCGTGGTGCCGATCGACGCCGAGGCCTTCGGCTTCTGGCTGAAGGCGGCCTTCGGTGCGCCGACCACCACCGGAAGCTCGCCCGGTCCATATACCCATACCTTCCAGTCCGGCAGCTGGGCGCTGCCCAGCCTGGCGATCGAGACCGCCATGCCCGAGGTGCCGCGCTATGCGATGTATTCCGGCGTGGTGCTGGACCAGCTCAGCTGGCAGATGCAGCGCTCGGGATTGCTCACCGCCACCGCGCGGCTGGTAGCGCAAGGCGAGACGGTCGCCACGACCAGCGGCGCGGGAACGCCGGCCGAGATCGATCTGACCCGTTTCGGTCACTTCAACGGCTCGATCAAACGCGACGGCAGCGCGCTCGGCAACGTGATCTCGACCGAGATCACCTATGCCAACAATCTCGACCGGATCGAGACCATCCGCGCGGACGGCATGATCGACGGCGCCGATCCCTCGATCGCCGCGCTCACCGGTCGCACCGAGGTGCGCTTCGCCGACAGCACGCTCGTCAGCCAGGCGATCAGCGGCACGCCCTGCGAGCTGGAGTTCTCCTGGACGCTCATTTCCGGCGAGAGCCTCACCCTCACCGTCCACGCCGTCTATCTGCCGCGCCCGCGCATCGAGATCGGCGGGCCGCAGGGCATTCAGGCCAGCTTCGACTGGCAGGCCGCACGCGACGCCACGCTGGGACGGATGTGCACCGTCACTCTCATCAACGACATCGAGGAATACTGACCATGATCCGTCTCGATCTTTCCAGCGAGCCGAAATGGCTCGACCTCGGCCATGGCCTGCGTCTGCACGTCCTGCCCATCACCACCGCGATCATGGTCGCCGCCCGCAACGATCCGGCAGTGGAAGCACTCCCCGAAGAGGCAAGCAGGGAGGAACAGGCACTGGTGATGGCGAAGGCCGTCGCTCGCCGCGTGGTCACCGGCTGGGAGGGCGTCGGTGATGCAAGCGGCAGTCCCGTCCCCGTCAGCCCCGAAGGCATCGACGCGCTTCTCGACATCTGGCCCATCTTCGAGGCCTTCCAAACCCGCTGCCTCGCACCGCATCTGATGCTGGAGCAGGAAAAAAACGCCTCCGCGCCCTCGCAGACTGGCACTTCGGCGGGGGCGACGCCTATTGCAAAGCCTGCGAGCCCTGCGAGGGCGGCGGGGCCTCGTGCCCGGACTGCCCGGCGCGCCTGAACCGGCCGCAAACCCTCGAAGGCTGGCAGGTCTGGGATCTGGCGCAGCGCCTGACCGGACAGCTTCGCATCGCGACCGGGGTGGGCGGCGCCACGGTGCTCGGCTGGGACATGACGGCGGCGCTCGCCGTGGCGCGGGCGCTCGGGGTCGATCCGCTGATCGCTGCCGAATGCCTGCCCGAGATCGAGGCCGTGATGGTCCGCAAGCTCAACGAACAGAGGGCGTCAGGCGACCGGTCCTCGCCGGGGCCGGAGCGATGAACCGGGCCCACAAGCCTCGTTCCCTTCGTCAGGAACACTGATCCATGGCTCAGAAGAAGGTCTCCGTCCGCCTCGTCGCCGAGGGCGGAAGGCAGGTGAAGGCCGAGTTCCAGGGCGTGGGCGATGCCGGCGAGGCGAGCTTCAGGCGCATCGAGCGGCAGGCCGACGTCACCGGCGCGGTGCTGCGCCGCCTGGCAGGGATCGTCGCCGGGGCACTGTCGGTTCGGCAGATCGTGGCCTATGCCGACAGCTGGACCGATCTGCGCTCGCGTGTCGATCTCGCCACCGGCTCGCAGGAGCGCGGGGCGGCGGTGATGGAGCGCCTCGCCGCCATGGCGCGGCGGACCTATTCCGGGATCGAGCAGACGACCGAGTCCTGGCTGGCCAACGCCACCGCACTGCGCGAACTCGGCCTTTCCACCCGCGAGAGCCTCGATTTCACCGAGGCGCTGAACAACGCCATGGTGGTCTCGGGCGCCAAGGGCGAGCGTGCCGTCTCGGTGCAGACCGCGCTGGCCCGCGCCATGGCTTTGGGGCAGCTTTCGGGCGACAACCTCAACACCGTGATCGCGCAGGGTGGCCGCGTCGCGCAGCTGCTCGCGGCGGACCTCGGCACCACCGTCACCGGGTTGCGCCAGGCGGGCGCCGAGGGCCGCATCACCGGCGCGGTGATCCAGACCGCCCTGATCGGCAATCTCGAGCGGCTGCGCGAGGAAGCCGACGGCATGCCCGCCACCATCGGCGACGCCTTCACGCTGATCGGCAATGCCGCGATGCAGCTTGTCGGGACGTGGGATCAGGTGTTCGGGGCCTCGTCGCTGGTGGCCACGGCGCTGATCGCGGTGGCCGACAACATGGAACGCCTCGCCGCCATCGGCATCGCCTTCGCCGGCTTCATGGCCGGGCGCTGGGTCGCGGCGTTCCTCGCCGCCCGTGTCGCCACGCTGACGCTTTCCGGCGCATTGACCGTGCTGCGGGGCGCCATCGTGCGCACCGGCATCGGCGCCCTGATCGTGCTGGCGGGCGAACTGATCTACCAGCTGATGAATGTCGTGCAGAAGGTGGGCGGTTTGGCCGAGGCCTTCCGCCTCGTTGCCGAGTTCGCGGCCGAGGCATGGAACCGCATGGGACTGCGCCTCGACGCGGTGATGGCCCGCATCGGCGCCGCCTGGGAGGGGCTGAAGGCGACCATCTTCACCCTGCTCGACGAAACCGTCAGCGGCGTGGTGAGCTTCGGCGACCGCAGCATCGCAGTGTTTCAGGGCGCCTATGACGGCGCGGTGGCGATCTGGGGGAGCCTGCCCGGCGCCATCGGCGACTTCGCCTTCCAGGCCGCGAACGGGTTGATCTCCGGGGTCGAGGCGATGCTGAACGGCGTCGTCACCCGGATCAACAGTTTCATCGGCGGGCTCAATGCCGCGTTGGAGCTGCTGCCCGACTGGGCGGTCGGCGACGGCGGGGTGCGGATCGGCACGCTCGACCCGGTGGCGCTGGGGCGGGTCGCGAATCCCTTCGAGGGGGCTGCGACGGCGGCCGGCACCGCTGCGGCCGATGCCTTCAACGCCGCCATGGGCAAGACCTATGTCACCGCTCCCGACACCGGCCTGGGGGCCATGGCCGAGGCCGCGCGCGGACGTGCCGAGGGCTACCGCGAAGCGGCCGGCATGCTGGCCGATGCCGCGTCGCGGCCGATGGCCAGCTGGCAGGCGCTGAAGGATGCGGTGACCGGCGTTGACGATGATGCCGGGGGTGCGCTCGATGATGCGGCGGGCGGCGCCCTCGAGTTGGGCCATGCGTTGGACGGCGCCACCGGTGCCGCGGGTCGCGCCGGCGCCGCCGGGCGCCAGGCCGGGGCGGAAGCGGCTGCGGGGGCGGAAACGGCCGTCACCGGCTGGGCCGCCGTCAGCGCCACGCTTGCCGATTACGCCGCCAAGGCGCGCGACATCGGCGGCGATATCGGCACTGCGCTGGTCGGAGCATTTCAGGGCGCCGAGAACGCCATCGGCGAGTTCGTGAAGACCGGCAAGCTGAGCTTCCGCGACCTTGTCACCTCGCTGATCGCCGATCTGGCGAAGCTCGCGGCGCGGCGCTTCATCCTCGGACCGATCGCCAATGCGCTCTCCGGCGCGCTCGGCGGCGCTGAGGGCATTTTTGCCGACGTCCTGCATGCCGGCGGGGTGGTCGGCGCACCGGGCCCCGGCCGCATGGTCCCGACGCTGGCCTTCGCCGGGGCGCCGCGCATGCACAATGGCGGTTGGGCAGGCCTCAGGCCCGACGAGGTTCCGGCAATCCTGCAGCGCGGCGAGCGCGTGCTCTCCCGTCGTGAGGCCGCCGGTTACGGCGGCGCAAGCGCGCCTACGGTCAATGTCACGATCAACGCGCGGGATGCCGAGAGCTTCCGCCAATCCCGCACACAGATCGCGGCCGATATCGCCCGCGCAGTTTCGCTCGGGCGAAGGGGCATGTGAGCCCGACGCCGCAGACAGGACTGCGCGGCACGTATCTCGGAGAGGATTGATGGCGTTTCACGAGGTCCGGTTTCCGGATGACATCAGCCGCGGTGCGCGCGGCGGACCGGAGCGGCGCACCCAAATCGTCGAGCTGGCCTCGGGCGACGAGGAGCGCAACGCCAGCTGGGCGAACTCCCGCCGACGCTACGATGTCGCCTACGGCATCCGCCGTGCTGACGATCTGGCGGCGGTCGTCGCCTTCTTCGAAGCCCGCAACGGGCGGCTTCATGGCTTCCGCTTCAAGGACTGGGCAGATCACAAATCCTGCCTGCCGTCCGCCACGCCGGGGCCGACGGACCAGGCGATCGGGGAGTGTCTGAAAGTCTGTGTATCTGATCGGGG